GGCGGGTGTGGGACTATACTTTGGATTGATCGTATCAGAAACCGAGGCTAGGAGTTCAATTTATGCCGCTCGTGTGTCTGGTGTTTGCGTTTGTCCTGTTCGTTCTGGGTGCCATGTCGCGCTGGTGGTCCGCACCACCGAACCCGTACTATCCGTCGCTCATTTCGGCGGGTCTCGCCTTCTGGGTGCTCGCAAGCCTGGCTCCGATGCTGTTCAAGTAGGAATTGAGGCCTAGGACTCCCATTCTGGGTGCTGGCGCTGATCGTGGCCTGACCTGAGTTACAGTCAAAAAGAAAAGCGGGCGCATGGAACGCGCCCGCTGCAAGGTGCTCTAACGATGTCTAAATCAAAACCAGCATACCGCAGTTCCGCGCCCGCAGTTGTAACACCGGGGCCTGAATATATTTCCAAGCAAATCGCCGCGCAGTGGCTCGGCCTGAGCGTACGCCGCGTGCTCGAACTGTCGAACACGGGCGCCATCCGGCGCCGCCAGGTCACCGATCCCATGACCAAGCGCCGGCAGACCGTGCTCCTCGCCCGCGACGTGCAGCGGGCCGTCGTAGACGGCCAGAAGCGCCTGGTCGCGTTCCGCGGAAGTGCGACGGGAGCGGGCGAAGTGGCCGCACTGCCGCCACTACGCCCGCCCGTCCAGCCCGCAGCGCCGGTTTCGGATCGTCCCTGGCTCACCGTCGACGAGGCGGCGGACTACTCCGGGCTGCCGGCCAGTTTCCTGCTCGGCATGATCGAGGAAAAGCGCCTCGGCGCGCTGGACGTCGGAGTGCGGGCGGGCGGCCGCTACCGGGTCTCGAGGCGCGATATCGATGCGATCAAGGCGCCGGCGGCACGCAAATAAAGGTTTTTCCCTAGGTTCTGGTATGCAAAGACACGGGGAATTGTGACAGTCCCTGTACGAATTTAGATCGCGGTAATAGGCTGGTTGCGTCTAGTGTCTTCCCAGCTGAGCAGAGCTGCCTCGAAAGAGGTGTTCCCGTGAGAAGAGAACTTGGCATGTACTCGTCGGAAAGAAGACGTGATTATGTGCTACCATCTTTTCGCTCGGCTCGCTACCGGGCAACGGCTTCGGAAACCGGGCGTATGTGCCTCCCAAAGGCACACTGCTAGTACGCCCGGTTCTGAGCATCCTCTAGCAGGGATGAATATACTTTCGCAATCTCGACAACCCGGCACCGGTCCCACGATCATCGCGGGATGCTCTCCCCCGATGAAATTCACCTCCTCGAGTCCCTCCTCAAGCGCGCACGCCATGCCGCCGCCGCGCCGAACAACGACGCGATCGCGCCCGGTGACGTCGTCCAGCTCCGTCCCGGTGCTGATCCACACTGGGAAACTTCTCTCCTCCTGGTTTGCCGTGTTCGTCCAGATGGCGCAATCAGCGGCCAGATCCTGCGGCCGCATCGCGGCGGGCATGCTCTGGCGTGGTATACGTACCGCCCGCCGGCAGTCGTCAAAGTCGGGAATGCGCCCTTCCCTGAACCTGCGATGCGCGTCCGCTCATGGAGCTATGACGGGCCGTCCGAGAGTTTACATAATTCTGAGCGAAAACAGGCTGGACGCGAGACGCGTACAGCCGTTAGAAAAGCAGCCAAATAGGCAGGTGGGGGAGTTCACTGGCTATTCGTTATCGGAAGTGGGGGTCCACCCCGATAACGAGTACTATGCCGCGCCTTGTCGATCGCCTTAGATCCAACACCTTCGAACTGTGCTTCTTCTTGGCGGAACGAGCCACAGTGTCGCAGGTGAGAATCTCGAAGCCGCTGAGGTAGGCGACCTACATCCGCTGATTCATTCTGCCTTGTAGTCCTTCCCCAGCGCAACCCCCACACAGAATTTCGGGCGTTCTTTTTCTCACGCCCAGGAGATTGCGTATGCGCAAGGACACCGAAACAGCCACAACGCACCAATTTGGCGGTGAGCGATGACCGCGCCCGTTGCCACGCACCGGGCGAAAGCCACACTTGAGGTGACCGGCGCGGATGGCCAGCCGATTATCATCCCCGAGAAGCAGTGGTATGTCACCCCGAAGGCGCGCCCGCAGCGGATGATGCGCAATTCCCTATCCAGCGAGGCCCGTCAGGTGTATGCCTGCCTGGAACTGGCGACGATGGGCTGGCGGCAGGAACTTGCCGTCAAGATGGACAACGGCAAAACGGTCCCGCTCACCGCGTCCGATCTGATAGACCAGACCGGGTTATCTCCTCAGAACGTGCGGCGTGCCCTGATCGAACTGGAAGAGCAAGGGTTGGGTTGCCGGCGGTCTACGGATGATGGCCCCTTGCGGAAAGGCAGGGTTGAGATATACTCGTTTGCGGTTCCCCGCCCGGCGCAGAAACCGAAATACCAGTCGCGCGCGACTGGTATTTTGGAGCTTGACGACGCCGAACTGAAACCCCTCCAGACCTTCCTAAAGCGTTGGAAAATCACGCCGGATCCTGAAATACCCATCGCGCGCGAGGGGCTAAAATCCCTGTCGGACGATATCGCGCAGTGGGAAAAGACCGGGAATGCCCTCCGCGCGCGGGCCGAAAGCCTCTGCGCGCCGTCGCGCTATAAGGAAGAAAGGAAAGAAAGGAACGGAAAGGAATATCTAGAGTCGCACCCACCGGCGGCGGCCACAACAACAACAGAGAAGTCCGATGAGCCTGCGGCTCCCCTTCCCCCCGCCGAAAACGATGTTGTTGTTGTGAGCACAAAACTCGGAGTCCACCCCTCTGCGGGTAAGGCATTCGTGGCTGCGTGCCGGGCCGCAGCCCCGGTTTGCACGGTAGAGCAGATCGTTGCGACCATCGACGCCGTTGACGCCACCATCGACAAGCGCACATTCAAGAACCCTACAGGGATACTATTGAAAGCCGTGCCGCCGAAACTCGCCGCCGAAGTAAAAGCCGCAGAAGAATGGAGAGCCGCGAACACCGTAACCTGCTGGTCGTGCCATAAACCGATCCACCCGGAAGATGCTCGGATGCGGGGCGCGCATCAGGCCTGCTGGGACGCCGAGGAGGTTAAGGGAACCCAATGAGCGATTGGTACGAATTGATCGGACAGACCCCCGTGCTGATACAGGGGGACTTCCTGGAAGCCGCGCTAAAGTTCGAAACGATGGACTGCCGGGTGGCCGAAACAACGCTGTTCGGCATGTGCCGTGTTTCGACGATATTTCTCTCGCTCGATCACTCCTGGAACGGTGGCCCGCCACTGCTGTTCGAGACGATGGCCTTCTGGCACGGTGAGCATGGGTACGAGCAGGAGCGCTGTGCGACGTGGCTGCAGGCGCAGGAGCAGCACGCGAGGATGTGCGCCGAGGTTGTCCGGCCGGCCGCGGTGGCCGCGTACATCGGCCGGCAGATCGCAGACCGGTGGTATCAGGCGAAAACCGACCTGGGCCGTCGTTGGCGCGAGATCCGCGGCATTGAACCGACGGAAATGGAGAAGACAATGCTGGCGATAGAATCCAGAATCTTCGACAGGCAGGATTGGTAAATGCTGATGAGTCGCGACGAACACCTCGCCTGGTGCAAGAAGAGGGCTCTCGAGTATCTGCCCGGCAACCCTTTGGAGGCGATGACCTCGATGATGTCTGACCTTACGAAACACCCGGAATTGGAGAACCACGCCGGCCTGAGAATCGCCCCGATGTTCTACGGAGCGCACAAGGACGAGCGGGCCGTTCGACGCTGGATAGAGGGGTTCAACTAGATGTGCCCCGCTTGCGCCGTTAAGCGCCTCCATGAGCCCGGAGACTGGGTGCAGCACCCCTACGCCGGCCACGGGTACGTGACAGGCCAGGGCTGGACGCATCCTGATCTTGCGAATGAGACGCAAGCCGGCGCCGCAACCTCGAAAAACTCGGGGGAGGGACTCGATGCGGCGGCGCCGGTAGGAGTCAGCGTATGATCCGCCTGGCGATCCGCGGCTATGCCGCCGGCATGCTCCAGTTTGAGGACCTGCTCGAGGCTGGCGAAGATAAAATTCGGGATGTTCTGCCAGACCTGGCAGAGAAACACGCAGAGGCCCTGCTCGAACACCGGCTGCACATGATCGAGATCGAGTTTCTCGATGAGCCCAACCCCCTGGAGCGCTTCTTCCGGTTTGGTAGCGATCCGTCCGGCATGGTGATGCCGATTATGGTTATTCTGGCGAAGGAAGACGCATGAAATACAGCGAGAATGGCGATACAGTGACGCTGGAACTGTCCCGGGCAGAATACGGAAATCTGCTTATCGCCATTGGAATTAGCCGCTGGTTCGGCCAGTGATCGCAAAGCCTTCTGGGGTTGGATGCAGTTCGTTAACGAGCTCAACGAAAGCAACCCGAATTTCGCGCAATACCAGATCCCTGAAGAGTTTAGAACTATCCGGTAACCCCGATGCCGATCGCCCCTGAACTGAAGCCCCTCTACGGCCACAAGTGGCGCACCGTGACGCGGCCGCGGATTCTCCAGCGTTGCGGCGGCCGGTGCGAGCGGTGCCGGCGGATCCCGCGGCGGATCGAGGTGGCGCATCTCGACCAGGACCCGACCAACAATGCCGATGAGAACCTCGCCGGCCTATGTCGCGGCTGTCATGGTCGACACGATTACGCGGTATGGGCAGCCAAGGCCGGCGCCACCAGGCGGGCGCGTAAGGACCGCGGCCGGCCGCTTCTGAGGGAGCTATGACGAAGCAAGACACGCTGAACGCAATGATGGCGGAGATCCTCAACCGGAAGCGTGACTATTCTGTCCACGAGATGCTCGAGGAACGGCGTAAATTGGTCGAAGCCTGGCGCCAGGCACACCCGGAAGCAGCTACCGAACCAGTCAGCGGTCAGCACCGAACCCTCGATCTATTCGTGAAGGGGAATCAGCCAGATGATCAGCAACACCCTGAAATCTGGGAGTCCGACGTTTACCAGGTGACCGTGCGCCGCTGGAGCAAGGATCCGGTATTCGGGACGAGCGGTGGCATGATCCAAATCGGGATCAATAGCCATGATGGCACCGCACGCCATGACTGGCGCGATTTCCAGGGGATCAAGAACCAGATCGCCGGGTCAGAGTGCGAGGCATTCGAACTTTACCCGGCCGAGTCCCGCCTGCTGGATCCTTCGAACTACTACAGCCTCTGGTGCTTCCCTGCCCTCAAGCGAATCAAGGTGGGGCCCGAGCAGGGCCGGCGCGTGCTGGATGCCGATGAAGCCTTGGCGCCGCAACGAGGGTTCAGCAAATGATCACACGCACGCCTGAATCCCGCTGTCTGAACTGCAATAAGAAGCTGGACGCGCTTGGCGGAATCGATACCGAGGATTCGCCTGAGCCCGGCAACCTGGTGCTCTGTATTGCCTGTGGCGCGGTGATGATGATCGCTGATGACCTGACTCCCCGCGGCATGACGCGCGAGGAGATGGACGATGTCTGCAACGATGCCGAAACCATGAACTTCCTCGCCCGCCAGGTGCAGAAAATCCACATGCTGCCGAAGTTGAACTAATGAGCCCCACCGAACTTTGCCAGCGATATCGGATCACCCCGCGCGAACTTCAGTGGTGGCACAACACCGGCGTGATTATATCGACCAGGACCGCCCGCGGGCGCGACTTCGACGTGTCGCAGGCCTTGGCCGCGGCCATTGTCGCCGAACTACGGTACAAAGGCGTCTCGCTCCACCGCATCCGCAAGCTGCGGATCGGGACGCCACAGGGCGAATATCTCGTGATCGCAGGCCCAAATACGGCGTGCTGGTGCAGCCGTGATGGGTTGATTCCTCACGTTGCCGGGTGCCCCGGCCCATGCCGTGTGGTATCCGTAGAAGATCTTCGAAAGCGGCTTTATGACCAAGATCCGCCCCGATTCTCCCGTCGTAAGGCAAACTGATGCCTATGAGCGCACAGACGCGCTGATCGTCTCGCTGGAACCCCGGCACCTCACCATCCGTCTCAAAGGCCGTCGTGAGGCCCACAGCGTCGATTACGGGGCAATCCTTGACCTGGCCCGTAAGCTCGCGTACAAGCGAGGCCTGCAGAGGGGCGCATGACTGCCGATGAATTTGAGCATCAATACGCAGAGCGCAGCGGGACGACTGTGGGGCGGCTCCGCGAACTGGGCAGAATTGTGGCGCCTTGCGATTGCGGGGAGGATATCTGCGAGGGCTGGCAGTCTACTACCGTTGAGCGGCTCCTAGATGCTGTCTACTGCGTGTTCTGCGGTGTGCGGCTTTTCGGCGGCGAGACGGTTCACAAGCCAAACTGCGAAATACGGAAGCTGATCGCAGAACATTTTCCGAGCCTGGAGAGTCATGAGCCCAGCATCTAGACCGCCTGGCTACTGGATGCATGAAGTCAGCGGCCGCCTGGCCGAAGCGATGAAGCGCTACCTCAAGGAGGAGCCGCTTACGAATTACGACATCGGTCTGATCCGGGCGTATCTGGTGCAGTGGATCGAATCGCCAGTCTGGGACCAGAACCCGAATATGGACGCTGCCGGCCGCGCTGAGCTCGAGGAGCTGCGCCAGGCGGCGCATAAGATCACCAGCCGCCGCGCGATCGCCGAATGGGTCGAAGTCGCGACCGACTGGGGGATAGACCCGCTGTGAAACGCCCCGCCGCGCGCGCCAAGCAGCCCGTACCGCCGCCAGCCAAACCACGCCGGCCGGAACTGCCGCCAACGGAGTCCGTCGAAGTCGCCGTCTCGATCGATCGCCGGCAGCGGCAAATGGTCGATGAGTACGGCGAACTGGACCGCCGCATGCAGCTCCTGTCGCCGGACTGCGCTCGCTACGACGTGTTGAAGCGCGCCATCAAATCCTGGTTCGACGGGATGCCGCCGGATGCCGATGGCATCGTCGAAGGCCGGGTGTACCGCCTGCACCTTTCGGCGCGGGAACGCGAACGGCGGGTGCGCAGTATGCGGGATCTGATCGGCGTGATCGGGCTCGATAAGTTTCTGGAATTGGCGAGCGTGCCGATCGGCGTGCTCGAGGATCTGCTCGGCAAGACCCGCGCGGCGAAGCTGGTGACCGAAGCGCGCACCGGGTCGCGGCGGATTAAGGCCGTGCCGAAGCAGGCCGCTGGGAAGTAGTGCGAGAATGGGCGGGAGCCGTACTACTGGAGAGAACCGAGCGAACTGAGCGAGCCGTGCGTGTAGAGAGAACCGAATACAACGAGCGAGCCGTATACCGTGATAGTGCCGAGCAAAGAGAGCGAGCCGTCATTAAAGAGAGCACCGAAATACTGGAGCGAGCCGTTTCAAAAGAGAGAACCGTAGGCGTGGAGCGAGCCGTTGCACGAGAGAGAACCGTGTTGTTTGAGCGAGCCGGGATACCTGAGAGAACCGTCGTCCATGAGCGCCACACCTGAAGCCACACAAAAGATGTCGCGGGACTTGCGGAACGCCGCAAAGCTGATGGGCGTCCGCGAGGCCCGCTATTTTGTGAACACGTATTACGACTTGCAGGACTATCGAATCGCCAGCGCGAACCAGCAGCGCAAACTGCTGGAAGGCGAAGAGCCGTCCGAATTCATCGGATGGCTCAACATCAACCTGGAAACGCTCGAAGCGCAGATTAAAGCGATGCTCGACAAGTGGAGCGGCAACCAGCATATGGGCATCTGGGCGCGCGACGTGTGCGGCATCGGCCCGGTGATCGCGAGCGGATTGCTCGCGAATATCGACATCGAGAAGGCGCCCACGGTGGGCCACATCTGGCGTTTCGCAGGTCTTGACCCGACCAGTAAATGGCAGAAAGGCGAGAAGCGCCCCTGGAATGCGTCGCTGAAGCGCCTGTGTTGGTTAATGGGCGAGTCGTTCGTGAAGGTATCGGGGAACAAGGCAGATGTGTATGGGAAGCTCTACCTGCAGCGAAAAGAGTATGAACGGCAGAACAACGAGGCCGGGAAACTGGCCGAGACGGCCGCGGCCAGGTTGGTGCAGGACAAGGGCCGGAAGAAGCACATGGAAGACGGGCTGCGCGAACTGCTCGAGACCGGGCAGTTGCCCGCGATCGCGCTGCATGAGCGGGCGAAAAGGTGGGCGGTAAAGATATTCCTCGCGCACTGGTTCGAAGAGGCATATATTCATCACTATGGACAGCCCCCGCCGCTCCCCTATCCCATAGCACGCCTCGGTCACGCCCATCTCATAAAGCCGCGGTGAGTGTTATAATGTACAGAGCGGATAGCGTTCTAGCGCCGTCCGCTCCTAACCGAGACCACAACTGGATTGGAGTTGCGGAATGGCTGAAAATAGTCTACCCCGGAAGTGCCTTAAGTGTGATTTGGACAAGCGCATCCATGCCCGCGGCCTCTGTGGCGGCTGCTACCGCGGGACCTGGGCGCGGGAAAATCCCGAGCGCGAGCGCGCCATCGCCGCACGCAAGCGGGAGAAGCATGGTGAGCAGATCCGCGAGCAGAAGAGGCGTTATTACGTCGAGAACCGCGAACATCTCATCGCCCAACAGCGCGCCCGCGACCTGCGCCACTTGGACGAACGACGCGAGTACCGCCGACTATATCAGGTGCGTCACCCCGACCCGCAGTATCACCGCGCTTACAAGCTCAAGAAGCTATATGGCTTATCGCTCGCGGAATACGAGCGCATGCTGGCGGAACAGGGCAGCGTATGCGCCATCTGCGGCCTTGAGGACACTGCGCTCACGCGCAGTGGAACACCCCGCCTGCGCGTGGATCACAACCACCTCACGGGGCGCATCCGCGGGTTGTTGTGCCACCTCTGCAATACACGAGTCGGCACCATCGAGGCGCACGAGTGGCTTGCCAAAGCTAACGCATACCTCGCGAGATATGCATAGGCACTGGCACGCCGAAGCGTACCGCCATCATTACGGTGTTGAACCGCCGCTGCCATACCCGATCGCGGTCCTGGGGCACGCGCACCTAATTCCGGCGGGGAGGCCCGATGGCACAGCCGCGGTATAGCGACGAGCTAAAGCGCTTCATTCAGCAGTGGCATCCGAACGATCCCGAGCTCGACAAGCGCTTCATGGATGACATTCGAGCCCTGCTGGCAGCGATCCTGAAGCCGCCGGCGAATGTGTTCGAAGTGGAAACGATTCTCTCCGAGACCGGCGGCAAGGTTGTCGTCAGATTGGGCGACTATGAGGCGCAGTTGGATCCACTGGACGCCCAACACCTGGGGATCTCGATCATTGAAGCGTCCACCTCGGCACGCATGGAATCGTGGCTGAAGCGGTTCTTCATCGAACAAGTCGATGCCGGGCACGAAGCCGCGGTACACACCATTGCGGCATTCCGCGCCTATCGCATCGAAGAAATGCAGCGGGAAATGGCGGGCGACTTCGAACGACGTTCGGTGCCTCCCAAATAAGGCAAATCATTGCGTGACCTTCGTAGATAATGCCGGTCCCGGATGCGCTGTGATGTACCAGCGGTCGTCGTCATTCTCGCCAAGAGCCCACAACAGTGTCTTGCACGCTGCGGTCTTCGAATGGATTGAAGCGCGATGCTCGTTACTTCCCTGGCCCTGCGTGGCGTCGATAGACAGCAGTTCGCGGAGTTTATCACGTAACTCCGCTTCACTCTTCATCGTAGGCAGTGTACCAGTGCCGCCGCCAGGATCACATTTAGCAGCATCGACGCCAGCAGCAGACGCCGGTACCGCATTACCTCGCGGTACGGCGTCCACGCGCTTGTCTTGAACATTTCTTCATTCTGCTTCATCGGTCGCCCAAGGTCCACGCCACCAGCATGACCAGCAAGAACAACACGAGGCCGGGCCAGCCGCCGGCGATCGCGCGCACGTAGTCCCTCATTCCGCATCCACGCCGACCTGGCGCAGCCAGGATTCGAGGCGCGGTTTAGGCCGCATTGCGGCCTCCCTGCCCTTTCGACGCATTGATGTAGGCGGTCACAACAAATGAGCGAACATCATCGGATTTAACGAGATTCCCGTGGCGCTCTGAGGACGTCGCCAAAACCGCGGCGTAAACATCAACCAACGCCGTCGTCTCCATGATCAACCGCGAGCTGAACTCCGCAACCGCGGGCGCGAGGCGCTCGGCGGCCGCCGGCCGCGCAGGCGCCGTCGCCTGGATCGCGGGACGCGGCGCCGGCGGCGCCATGATTGCGAGCGTGCCGTCGCCAAGCTCGCCCACGGTCTGTGCCTTGCGGCGCTGCACCATGTCGATTGAGGCCCGGAGCTGCTCCTCGAGCGTGGGCGTTGGCGCGGGTTCGTTGGCCGCTTCCGGCGAGTAATAGACGCGCTCGGGCAGTTTGCTCTTGAAAGGCGCGGGCTGGCGTGGCGCGGCCGCGGGCTGCGCCGGCGCCGCGGACATGCGCTCGCGGGATACCACGAACTCAGTAAGACGGCCGGCCTTGCGCTTGCAGATCCAGAAGCACTCGCCCTTCTCAAGGTGCAGCGCGGCGATCCGCGCCGAAACCAGCGGCGTGACATACATGACGCGCCCGTCTGTGGTGCTGAACATGTGGCGGTCGTCGCCGCCGTCGAACTGCGACGGGAAGACCCGCGGTTCGGTGAAGCGCAAGGCGCACTCCACCGGGACGTTGAATTCAAACTTGATGACTTCAGACATTTAGTTGATCTCCTTGGATGAGAACTCGTCGTTGTATTCGGGGAAGGTCAGGAACTCGCGTTCGCAGGCGTCCGAGCAGTAGATGGAATTCCACCGCGCAGCCTTCGTCTGGCAGTTGCAGCAAGTTCTTGGCTCTGCGATGCGGCCGGCGGATGAAAACGACGCCATGAAGGCGCCAGCGGGAATGCCTTTGCGGCGGCGCATTATGCGGCCCTCCCCATGCGAGCAATTGCGGCAAGCCGCTGCGCGTTGATCGCATCGCGGTATTCGCGCGATTTTGCGGCCGTCAAGATCGGCAAGCCGAGAGCCGCGAGGCGTGCGGCAATCGCGGCTTGCTCCTGGAGTTGTTCGGGTGTCAGGTTCATTTATGCAGCCCTCCGTTCGTCGTGCGCAGCGCAGCCGCGCGCGTCGTAGTAATCCACGTCCATCCGGACGCAGGTGCATTCGTTGGCTTCCAGCGCGAGCTGCAACGCACATTCGCGGATGCAATCAGGGCACGCGAAGAAGCCCCATTCGGGCTGCCAGGTGAGAGACGCAGCGTCTTTGCCGCAGCCGTCGCAGACGGGCAGTTCCGTCATTGCGGGCGGGAAATCGCGCCCTTCGTCCGAGTCGATGTAGTCGATGAGTTCCATGTTGTTTTCCTCTTGGTTTAAAGCCCCTCGGCTCTAAAACCATTATGCTTGACTAGCGATAGTAATGCAAGCAGAAAATGTAACTATTTTCTAGCGCTAGTCAAGCTGCTACACTGTTGGTGCATGGCAAAGAAGAAAAACGCTGCTGCCGTGGCTCTTGCCAAACGACGCATGACGGCTATGAGCCCGGAGGATCGTGCTGCCGTCGCTAGGTCTGGAGGCCTGGCGGGTGGTAAGGCGCGCTCTGATGCGCTCACGCCCGAGCGCCGTAAGGCGATTGCCAAGAAGGCCGCGGCCGCCAGGTGGGGTAAGAAGGCGGAATGACTCAGGAAGACATGCAGTTTTTCGAGAGCCTGTTCCGGTCGCTCGAAACGGAGATGAAGCACCAGTTTGAAGCGGTGGCTCACCAGTTCGACGCGGTGACCGTGCGCCTGGATCACATGAGCGCCCGCATGGACCGCATCGGCGGTCTGGTCAACGGCGGCGGCCGCGCGATCGCCAAGATGATCGAGTGGACGGAAAAGACGGACGTCTCGCTTGCAGACGTTCTACGTCGTCAGGCTGAACTCGAGGAACGTGTGCGGAAGTTGGAAGCGAGTAAATGACGCGCCCCGAACAGCGCAGCGAGATTGCGCGTAAGGCGGGCCTGGCGGGCGGGGTCGGAAGAAGGCGGAATAGGATGAAGAAAGATCCTGTGGACCGGGCGCAGTTCGAAAAAGTTCTACGTCTCTTCGTGGCGAGGGTGACGGAGGTTCAGCTTGATCTGATGGTCTTGCAAACCGCTCTTATTGAAGCAGGGGTGATTTCGGAGGGTCAGTTGGCGCTAGCTCACGAGAAAATATTTCGGGAAGCGAAGGAGACGCTGGACAGCCTAGCGAAAGCCACTCCCGAAAGGCTTGCCGCAATACTCCGAGGCGATAAAGGTCCCGTTCAATAGCAAACAGATCATCCACCGTTTCACCAGAGATAGCCATCGCCTCCGATCATAGGGCAAAATAGCGCCATATGCCCGCGAAGAAAACAACACCGTCGCGTGTGGCCGTCTTCCTCGAGGCCTACGCCGGCAGCGGCAGCGTGACGGCCGCGGCCAAGGCCGCCGGGATCAGCCGGGAAGCGCACTACAAACGACTTGAGACGGACGCTGAATATCGGAAGAGATTCGAGGCGATGGCGGATCGCGCCGGCCAACACCTGGAAGACATCCTGATGGATCGCGCCTGCAACGGCGTCAAGCGGCAGCTCCACTGGCGCGGTAAGCCGATGAAGACCCGCGACGGGCACCTGGTCTATGAAATCGAGTACGACAACCAGCTAGGCGTGTCGCTCCTGAAGCGACTGCGCCCGAAGCTCTACCGCGAACACATCGTTCAGGAGCACACCGGCCAGATCAACCTCGTTGAGCGGCTGGAATCGGCCCGCGCGCGCCTGATCGCGATCAAACGCGACGAAGACGGCTCCAATCAAACACCCGCCAAACTCCCGTAGTTATTTGGCTTAGTCGCAAAACAGGGGTGTTTTTCAGACGGTTTCTGTGTAATCTGTAACCCGCTGGACGCCGCGCAACGCGCACAATTTGCGGAATGTCCGCATTGTCCGGATTGTTGACAATTAAAGACAAACAGGTTGTGTTTGTCTATTATGAAATTTCAGCGCTATGAAATTTCAACGCCACGATCGGATCTTGTTGAATCGCGCATCGCTCGCGGCCGCGGTGAGCTGCGCATAGATCATCGTGTTCTGAATGTTCTTGTGCCCGAGGTGATCCTTCACATGCGCGATATCCAGCTCGTGCTCACTCAACAGCGACGTCGCGCAAGTATGGCGCAGCGCGTGGAAGTGACGCTTGTCTTCCGGAATGCCGGCCTTCTTGCCGTAGAATTTGGCCAATTCATCAAGCCTCTTGCGTGAGATCGGTTTGTCTTTGCGAGAGAGGAAGATCGGGCCTGGCGCCGTGCCGCGCTTCTTAATCCACCGTCGAAGAGCTTCTGCGGCCGCGGGCACGATCCGCGTCTCGCCGCTGATAGAGTTCTTCAGCCGGTGGATCATGAGCCGGTCGTTCTCCATTCTCGGGGCCGGCATCCAGTCGGTCATCTCGAGCATACCGATCTCGCTCGCCCGCAAGCCGTGATGGTAGCCGATCCGGAAGATCGCATAATCCCGCGGGCTTTTGAAACAGGCCGCCAGAAGCGCCCGTATCTCGTTTGCAATCATATACTTAAGGCGAGGTTTAGGGAGTTTGTCTAACCGGACAGAATAGTTATTGTGTCCGGTAATGTCATCTGAAACCCCTGTGTTTATTGGGGCATCGGGCTTTTTGCGCCTTCGTTCGGGGAATTGTTTTGTCCGGTAAAGATCCGCCATAATCCCTTACCAGTAGCACACTGACTCAAGGCCGTGTGCATCGTTATATCCGGTACGGACGACGTCGATCCCGCGCGGCTACCACGCCGGCCAGGGTCACCGGGTGAGCCTGGCCCGACGCAGACGCAGAAAAAGCGGGGCGCCGCGAGTGGCGCCCCGCAAGATGTCAGGAGGAGAAAAGTAGAACTAACGGACTGGTTTCGATCGCCGTTTACGCGGCGCCGCGGCCGCCGGCGGTTCGGGCTGCATGAACTCGCGAAGCGTGGCCGGTGGCGCCGGCGTGCCGAAGGCGTCCGCGAAGGCCTCGGCCGGCGTGGATTTACCAAACATGGTTGGTTCGGCGTTGGCAAGGTATCGCCGGAACGCTTTGGCAATCGCCGTAGGCTTCGAATCCTGAATGAATTGCGCCAGGTCCGCGGTCTGCGCAGAGAACTTCGGCGCATCTTCGAACATGCTCTCCTGCGCCAGCAGATCGTTCATTCGGGTGATGCCGTGTGCGCGCGCATACTCGAGCACGTCCAGTGCTTGCCGAACCGCCGGCCGGATGTCAAAGCCGGGCTTCTGACCCGATTGCAGGATCGGAGATACCGTACGCTCGAGCTTGTTGCGTACTTCCGCGGGCGTGCGTGTCATCTGATCGGCGTCCTCGAATACCTGCCCCAGCAGCAGCTTGGAAATGCGCTCTTTCGCTGCTGCCGTGACCGCGCCAGTCTTGGTGTCGATCAGATTCGGCCGCTCCTGCATCGTGAATACGCCGTCATCGACCAGCCGGTTAACGATCGCCAGACCGCCTTTGCCGCTCAAAACGTCGTTCAGGGTCGCGTCTGCGCCTTCGGTGTCGATCGCATTCGCGAGGTAGTCCGCGGCCGCCGGCGTAATTCTCCGCGCATCAGCCGTTGCGCGTTCAGCGGTGGTCAGTGCGGCTGTACCGGTCTTGTTCAAGTCGGTGATGGCCCGCTGCGGATTCAGCCCGGTATCGGACAATTGGCGCACCAGAACCGGCCGCTTCATGCCGGCGAGCTGCTCGGGATCGATGCCGAACTGCGAAGCCCTGCGCGCAAGCTCGGCCCTGTAGGCGGCCGCACCGTCCGGGTTGTTCTTGTAGACGCGATCGAGGATCATAGCCCGGCTGTTGCCGCCCAGTACGTTGCCATCGGCATCGATCACTGGAGCGCCATTCGTCGCATCCGGCGAATCCGCCAACACATACGCAGGATCGAACGTATCGCCTTTGCTGTTCACCACTACCCTCTCTTTATTGACAGGGTTGGAGTAATCGCGATCGTTGCGTAACTGGTAATTCGGGTTTTTCTCGAAGGTGTGCGCGTTGTGCGAGGCGTGGACGTCGTCTAATTCCCTGACGGCGTATTGTCCTTCGTAGGCGGTTCTTTCTCCGGGGATTCTGACGCTCGTTGCCGATCCGCTAGCAACTGGCGCCTTTGGTTCACGCGATCCATAAAGCGGCGCCCGCGGGCTTCCGGACTGTTCTCCGGTAGGAGATCCGACGGTAGGTGTACTTTCAGCATCAGGTTTTATTATAGCGGCCGGCGCCGCGGCTGCTTCGCCTCGCAGTTCCTTGACGCGCGCGGCGATCCGCTCGGCCTCGCCCGGCGCCAGCGCACCGTCGATCTCGAGTGCCCGGCCCAATTTCGGAAACTCTGGCAGTTTCGTCAATGGTTCGATGTCCGCAATGGCGGTGCCGGGATCCGCCGCGAAGTGCTGCGCGTAGGCCTCGACGCGCTTATCGGACGCTGTAGCGGCCCGCGGCTGTTCCTCCGGAACCTGCGCCACAGGACGTTCGCCGGCTTTTACCTTGGCGAGGGACTCGCCCAGTTGACTTTCAAGGTCAGGCTCTGCCGCCGGCGCCGCTTTCCGCCGCGTCCGCGTGGTGCGCTTCTGCTCGAATTCGGCGACCGCGGCCGCGGGCTCCTGCGCCTTGATTCCGGTCAGATTTTCGCGGATCGTCTGGATATCTTCTGCGGTGGGCGCCGTGCCCCTTGGGCTGCCGGCGCCCTCGGCCACCATTGCCCACTCATGGGGTGCGATCGAATCCAGAGCGTCCGCGGTAATCTCCGGATCCATCCTGCGCAGGAAGTCCAGCATCCGGTCTGGCCGGCTCGAGGCCTCGAGTTGCTGCGCGATGTCCGCGGCTGCGGGCTTGCCCGGCGGCGGCGCCGTTTCAGCGGCTGCGGGTGCCGCGGCTGGCTGCGGCCGTTCGGGCGGAACACCCGGCGCGGTGTATTCCAGCGTGCCCAGCGATTGCACCGCCGGCGCGGCCGCTTCTTCCGCGGTCACGGGCGGCACTGCCGGCTCTGGTTCGCCGCGGCGAAAGCGCTCGAGCAGTCCAGGCTTCTCGGCGGCCAGTTGCCGCGCGATGCCAATCGTGTCAGCGTCTGCGGCCTGCGGGTTCTCCTCCCCCAGGTAGCGCAGCAGCAGCACGTCGTCCTGGGTCAGAGACGGCCCGCGGACCTCGGCTTCGGTTTCCGGCGGCGCCGCGGTGGCGCGCCGGCCTTCGCGGTTGAGCAGCGACAAACCGCGGGACTTGGCCGCCTGCTCAATCAGGGCTCGCTTGCCCGCGTCCGGTTCGATCTCGTAGACGTTGCGCAGTGCGGTCTGCGTATAGCCGCGGTATGGATTTTCGCCCGGCGCCGGCGGCGCATTGGGATCGTTCATCAGCCCGCGATCGATCAATTCCGTTCGGAGTGCAGCGCGCTTCGCTGGATTCGTCTCGACGGAATAGAGATGCAGGATCGCGTCGTCGGTGGGTGCGCCGGCCGGCCCTGGCCCGGTCGCTGCGGGCTCTGCGGCCGTCGTCTCAGGCGGCGCCGTTTCGGCCATCGAGGCCCGGAATGCGCCTGCTCCTTTTTTCAGACCGCGCCCGATCTGCCTTGCGCCGATATAGGCGGTCGGAATGTCTAATATGTGTTTTACGAATCCGCCGCCGGGCACCATCCCGGCGGCCTCGCCGGCCAGATATCCCACTCCAGCCTTTACGACGCCCATCCCTACATCGGGAGCGGCCGCCCGCGCGCCGGCGCGGGTCGCCTCTGCCGCGCGGCCTGCAGTCGTGATCGCGGTATCCAGGCCAGGCACGAACTCGCGGGCGGTAGCGCCACCTGGCGCATGGCCGGCCAGCAGGCCCATCGTGGTTGCTTGGGCCAGAGCCGTCGTGTCATCGGCACCCTGCAGCTTGGCCTTCGCCCACTCCATCAAACTGGCGCCTGTGAGTCGTATAGGCCTCGAGGCGCCGCCCATGACATGAAGCGTTCCCCCGGTCAGCGCGCCTTCCGCGGCGGCCTGTAGCGCAGGTGCCCAGCCTTTGTCAGCCTCGGTGATCCCGCCGATCGCCGCCATGCCGCCCACCGGCCCTGCAACGTGAGCGGCCACTGCATACTGTGGCAATTCCAGGACACCTTGGGTAACGCCTCGCGTAATCTGGCCCGCCAGATCGTTGCGACCGCCGGCGAGCCGTTGCGCTTCTGCTTGTTGCGCTTCCTGGTTCTGCCTGAACGTGTTTTTAAGACTGAGCAGCGGTGACGCTGCCTCGATCCCTGCGGTGTTTCGGACCACGTTTTCGCCCGTTTCGGCGAGGTTTGCGAAGATGCGGTTAGCGGTCGCCGATGCCCCGTACACAGCGGATCCCACGTCTTTTAGCCGGTCGCGGGTCGCGTCCAGAAACTGCTGGCCGAAGCCCGGCGCCGCGGTCGAGGAAGTCGCGCCGTGTTGCTTCGCCAGCGCATCGTAATCGACTGGCGCAGCCCCAGTTGGGGTCGAACTTACTGCGCCATATTGCTTCGCCAGCGCATCGTAATCGATCGCGGGTGACGCCATCTTATCGAATCCCGGCCGCTGTCTTGAAGTCGTCGGCCTGTTTCTTGGTTTTGAACGTGTGAGCTACGCCTCGCGGATCCGTGACCGTGAAACCTGCGCCGGCCGCAGGCGCCTGGCCACCCCCGCCGAGCCTGTCCAGCACGCCTTGCGCTTCCGGCGAAATCATCGGCAGAGGCTTTTTTTCAAATCCTGGTGTACTCTGCCACTGAAACTTCGTGGAATCGATCTTGCCTTTGAGCAGTTGTGCGGTCACTGCCCCATTCGCGCGCAAGGTTTGCGGCGGCAGGCTCGAATCGAAATTCCCTTTTTCCACCTTGCGCTCGCCGCCCGTCGCCTCGGCATACGCCTGCGCCAATTCCGGCCCCACCTTGCCCACGATCGTCTGGAACACGGCCGCCGGCGTGGCGCCCGTCTCGAGTCCGAGCCGGTTGCCGAGCGAGTTTAGTACGCGAAGATCGCCATTGTTCAACGCATCAATTGCGTCATTGAGCAGACCGATATGGCTGAGTGCGGTATTGGTGGCGCGCAATTGATCCGCAACTTTGCCGCTGGTGAAATTCTTCAATTGCGATCCCTGAACCTGCCAGCTTTTCGCATCGTAATCGGGATTGATCGCCATCACTTTGCGCATGATCGACGCGGCCTGGCCGCCACGGCTCATTGAGGGCGGCGCCGCCTGATAGTTCGCGATCGCCGCCGCTACCGGATCCTGCATTGCGACGGCTTTGGCGGCTTCCGGATCCATCGCCCTGCCCGTCGTGGGATCTACCAGGGCGCCATAGGTCGCGTCGAACTGCCGCTGGCGCAGTGCTTGCTCCTGCCGCGATATGCCCAGGCGCGCACGGTCGATCTCATTCTGGACCGCGTGCTGCTTCACGGTCTCGGCGGCGGTATCCGCGGCCTGTCCTGCAGTGACAAACTGTTCCGGCGTCAATGCGCGCTGCATGACTTCCTTCGCCGTTCCCGCGCCGAGGAACGGCGTCTGCTGTTCGGCTGGGAGCAGAGCAATTGCCGCATTCAAGGCTTCCGGCCCGCGGGCGGCGGCGGCGGCAAGTATGTTGGCGTTCTGAAGTCGCAGCTTCTGCGCTGCGTCTGCCTGAACCCCCGGCAGTTTGGCCGCACTTTCAGCAGCGTCCTGCTTCGCTTTGGCATCAGCGATCAGCGCGTCGTGCTGTTGCACGGCCGTCATCGCCTGCTGCTGAAACTGCTTTACCTGAGCCTGTGTTTTCGGATCGTTCCAATCGAGCGCGGATAGCTGCCGCCCGTGATCCGCGGGGATCAGGTTCTCTGATACCGCAGTCATGATCGCGTTCTGGTAACTCGGCGAGTCTACCGCCGAGCCCGCGATCTGCCCGAGGCGCGCGGCCTTCTCCTGGTTGGTCTTTAACTGCTGCTGGTACTGCTCGCTTTTCGCCTTGATTAGAGCCGCGGCACGCACCGGCCCGATCGTCGAGACCAGCTCTGCATCGGTAGGTGTCGGATTCTGCGCATACAACTTCCGGACTGCGTCCTCTTCCTGGATCTGCTTTTGCGCCTCCTGCATTTTGAGTTGTTGCGCCTGCAGCCCCAGTTGCCCGGATTGCTGTTCCGTCATCAAGTTACGCAGTGAGAGAATCTTGCCGTATTGCTCGAGCGGGTTCTGGATCTGCAGCGGCTGGATCACCGGCGGCCGCACGCCGAGGCTGATGGAGGGATCGATTGCCATTCTCAGACTCCTATGACCACGCAACTGCAGGGCGCAGCGCCGGATTCTTCATCAGCATCCCCAACGTCTGCTTATTCTGGTAGTAATTGCCGACCTGGCCAGCCGCATTGGCGACACCGCCGAGAGCGCCGGTCCACGCATTCGCCGCGCCCACCGTCCCGGCCGCCCGCGCCGCGGCGCCGCCGGTCATCAGGTCTTCGACGTGCCCGTAGGTATTCAGCGCGTTGCTCGCCATTTGATTCGCAGCGCCCGTCGTAAATCCGCCGGCCGTCGTCGCGCCGCGGTATCCCAGGTCCGCGGCCGAGGTCGCCCCGGTGAGCCCCAGGTTGGCCCAGTCTCGGGCGCCGGACGTCGCGTAACCGCCCGCCTGGTTGGCCGTGTTCGCGCCCAGGTTGACCAGGGTGTCCAGGCGGTTAAACCGGTCGTTCTGCTGGTTGCGGAACCGCGCCTCTGCGGCGCCGAACTCGTTCGAGGCCAGACTCTGATTCAGGCTTGCGAGCGAGGTCAGCGCGCCGCCGCCGAGGGCACCCCCGCGCGCGGCCGCGGATCCCTGCAGCGCCTTGCTCGCCTGCGCCATCCGGAAGGCATAGCCCGGATCATACGCCTGCATATCAGCCGCGGTGAACGTCTTGTTGAGGTCGCCGCCTGGAGCCAGTCCGCTCATCAGAGTGGAGAGCGACTGCCCCCCTGCGTCCATGTACGGCTGGAGGTAACCGATTGCCTGCCCGGTGGCAGTATCGATCCTGCCCTGCCCGGCGCCGACTGCGCCGGTAATCCCCGCCTGGCCGGCGGTGGTCGCGTCCAGCACGCGGCCGGATGCGGCATCGGCGGCGGCGCCGATGCGTGGGTTGTAATCGGCCAGGACGCCCTTAAGCTCGTCCGCGGAT